ATAGTTGGTTGGTTTCAAGGTAGAACTGAATTTGGTGCAAGAGCATTGGGTAATCGTTCTATATTGGGTAATCCACATTTATCGGATATTAGAGATAGAATTAATAAGGTTGTCAAAAAGAGAGAAATGTTTAGACCATTTGCTCCTTCGGTAACACATGAAGATTATCAAAGATATTTTAAATCGGAAGAAGATGTTCCATATATGAACCAAGTTGTTCAAGTTATTTCCGAAACACCAATACCATCGGTAACGCATGTTGACAATTCAGCAAGAATACAGACGGTAAAAAGAGAAGATAATCCACTTTACTATGAATTACTAAAAGAGTTCGAAAAACTAACAGGAACACCAATTCTATTGAATACATCTTTTAATTTAAAAGACCATACAATGACAAATGACCCAGAAAAGGCAATTTGGACATTTTTTAATTGTGATATGAACAATTTAGTATTAGGAAATTTTTTAATTAGTAAATAATGAAATTATACGCATACGGAGATAGTTGGACGGAGGGTGAAGGTACAAATTGGGCACATGAACAAACGATAAAAGATAGACAGCAATTACAATTATTTAGAAATGAGCATAGTTGGGTAAATCATCTTGCTAAAAAAATGGGTTTAGAACCTGTTAATAATGGGTGGAGTGGTAGAGCCAATAACTTAATTTTTAATGATGTAATTAACGATTTAAGAAATGACAAAATAAAAAAAGGTGATTTTGTTGTTATTATGTGGAGTTCTACATTAAGAGATTATGTTCCATTTTTACCAAAAGGAGAATGGATAAGTTGGGGACAGTTAGAATTATCAATATTACCACATAAATTTACAGAATCGTATCAATTTGGTGATGATAAATTCAATACTTTTTTATCAAATTATAAAAAATTCTTTTTATTAGAATTATTCAATCAAAATTATTATAATATAATTAATCAAAATTATATAATATTTTGCAAAAAATGTTAAATGATTATGGTATTAATTACTTAATGTGCGATGCATTTGATTTGATGGTGCAAAAATTATCAAAAGAAGATGATGTTACATATTTGATAAATAAAAAGAACTATTGGGGTTTTGGAGAGAAATCTTTAGAATCCTGGATGATGAAAAATCATAAAAATGATCCAGTTTGGGAAGTTAAAACACCAAACCCAATGAAGGTTGCACAACACCCAAATGATGCTGGCTATAAACTAATAACTGAAGAACTTTATAATTATATAGTAAAGAACGAATTATATGAGTGCTGAATTTCAACTATTTGATGGTAAAAACTTATCATCATTATTTAAAGATATATACGAAAACCAACAAAACAAAAAGAAAAACATTTCCGAATTGATTGAATCACTTCGTAAATTAATTAAAAATGTTGGTGAAGCAACGGTTATTGCTCCGATTATAAAAGACCTTATTGAAGTATCGGTTAAAAATGATGACCACTTAATTAAACTTGCTACGATTGCACAAAGACTTGCAACTGCAGAAGCTAAAGGTATTGGTGAAGATGGATGGTTGAGTGAGAGTGAGAAAGCACAATTACTTCAGGATATGGAAGATACAATCAATGCAGTAGAGGAAAAGGCAAAAGAAAAAATGGTTGATTTGGAAATAGAAATTGAAGAAATTAAAACTAAAGTAAAATAAATGATAGAATCTTTTTTAGCATCGGTTTATAAAGTTTATATAGAAGCTCCTGATAATAAAAACTTTGATTCAAAGAATGTATTGGTTGCAAAATACAATGGAAACGATACTTTTGTTGAAAAAGATATTAGATTTTTAGGTGCAATTGAATTTAGGAGAGATAAGTTTGTTGTTACAGATGATAATCTTGCATTTCCATTTGATAAAAATAATATAACATTTCCGATTGAAGGAGAAACCGTAACTATTATTAAAATTGATAATGTTTATTACTGGTTGCCATATTCAAATACACAATATCCAAATTATAGAGAAGATATTGGTGTTTCCGAAAAAGCAAGAGAAAAAAGTGTTATAACAAATGATACTGCAAATAAAAATAAAAATTATAATGAAGTAAAATCTGGAACACCAAATACAGAACCATCAAAAACAAAATCCGATAGTAAACTTTATAAGATAAACGAAAAAATAAAATTCTTAAAACCAAAAGAAGGGGATACTATTATAAGTGGTAGAGTAGGTAATACAATTCGTTTTAGTCAATTTCATTTAACGGAAGATGGTAAAACATCATCACCTGGTATATTCATTCGTAATAAACAAAACCCTGAATTAGATTCGGAACCAATAGGAACATTAATTGAAGAAGATATAAACAAAGATGGAACATCGGTATACATCACATCAGGTAAAATAAAAGTTCCTTTCAAAGAAGTTATTAAAAAACAAAAAATTGCATTTACTGGATACCCAAATTCAACCAATTTAACAGGTGACCAATTATTTGTAAATTCGGATAGAATCATATTATCTTCAAAAGCAAAAGAATTTATTATATTTGGTAAAGGTAATACAGGAGTAATTACGGATGCAAGATATACCGTTGATGCCGCTGGTGATGTACATATACATTCCGACAACAATATTGTATTACAAACAAAACGAAATGTTATTATATCAACCGATGGTGTTGGTAATATTTGGTTAGGTGAAGTTAAAAAAACTAATGGTAAAGCAGGAGAAGATGTTCAAAGAGCGGTATTGGCAGGTGAATTAATTGCATTAATGGAAGAAATGTTGGATGCAATCAATAAGATGGTATTTGCAACGGGAGTTGGACCTACCGGTGCAGGGCCGCATAATGCAGTGATTTTTACATCTATTAAAAAGAGATTAGGTAAAATACAATCAAGTAGAACATTTTTAAGTAAGTAATATGTGGGCAATTTTTAAATTGAATGTTTTGACCGCAATGGTTACAGGTCAATTTAAGGCTGACCCGGATCAGTTTGCTGAATTCTATGCAAATGAATACGATAAAGCAATAAAAAGTGGTGGTGATTTGTTATATGGAGTTAATGTTATCAATGGTAATGTTAAAGGTATGGCAGATGCTATTAAAAATGCATTACAAAAGGGAACGGAAAGTGTTGGTAGTAATTTTAATGTATTAGCAGAAATATATCCTGCAGCATTTGATGCGTATTGGTTGGGAGCAGAGATGGCACCTTTACCAAACCCATTAATAAAACCATTGGGTTGGCCATCAACACCACCAGCACCAGGAGCAATTCAAAATATAGGACCGGACCCGATATCGTTAACAGCTACTGCGGCATTACATAAAGCAGAAGTGGAAGCATTAAAAGCATTGGAAGATGAGTTAAAAAAACAAACAATAACAATACCTGGAATTGGACCTTTACCATCAATTACTATTCCCGTTTATGAAACTGCTCAAAAAATAATAAATAAAGAACCGGTGGCACCGGATATAAAAAATCATCCAGTAGTTAAAGGTGCGGTTGAGATAATAAAAAAATTAAAAGAAGCAAAAAAGAAAAAACCCGCAATTGGTAAGCAAATTAAAAAAGCATTAAAATTTGAATTCCCAAAATTACCAGATAGAAAAAAGATAATAGAAGAAGCAAAGGAAAAATTATTACAAGTAGCAATTGAAGAAATTAAAAAACAAATTATTCCTCCAATTCAAGATATTATATTACAACCAATATATCAGTATGTTCAGGCGGTAGTTGCAATATTAGATTCTATTCCAAAACCAAAACCAACTCCAGAAGAAATTAAAAAGTTTGTAAAAGATACTGCAAACGGATTGGTTCCTGAAATAGATATACCAATTGAAATTCCGAATATACCAACAAAAGAAGAATTGCAAGAACAAATTGATGCAAAAACTCCAACCGAAGAAGAAATACGAGCATTGGCTGAAGAAAAGATAAAAGGTTTGATTCCGGACCCACCTTTTATTAGTTTTACACCACCTAGTTTTATTTTTAGCACTAAAACAAATGTGATGATTGACCCGTTTCTCCAACTTGCACAAATACATTTAATGGGTGTTGGTGGTAATATGATGGTGACAGCACAATATACACCACCTGCACCACCGGCACCTGCAAGCATAAATTATACAGGCTATCAAGTAAAAACAGGACCTCCTGTACCTGATTTTCCTTCAACGATTGAATTTCCTCAGATTGATTTGGGTAGTATTGAAATACCAACTTTTCCAGAATTGCCACAACTGCCAAATATAAGTCCGGTGGATTTATTATCATCTTTAGCTATATCTTTACCGGATATTAAAATAAAAACACCTCAGGTTGATATAAACATTAAAACACCAACGATACCCAATGTTGGATAATTATTAAAATTAAATATTTATTAAAAACAATTATTATTATGGATTCGAAATTATTAGTCGGATTAATTAAAGAAGTTGTAAAAAACGAAGTTAAACAACAGGTTAAAGAAGAATTAACTAAATTGATTAAATCCGGTGTAGTTACATTAAACAAAGAAAAAAAGCAACCTTCTTTAGTGGAAATGACAGAAGTTGTACAACAAACTACTATTAAAAAACCGCAACCTATTCAACAACAAAGACCTCAACAGACAAAGGAATATACAAAAAACCCAATGTTGAATGAAGTTTTGAATATGACAAGACCATTTACTGCAGAAGAAAGAGTAGAAGGTGGAGTGACGGGAGGTAGTGTTTTGGATATGTTACAACCACAAAAAAGTGTTGAAGAAGATTGGGAAACTATGGATTATAGAATGATACATGATATTCCACAAAATAAACCAAACTTCGAATCAACCGGGGATGGTTTGCAAGATGCTACAATAAAAGCATTAACGAGAGATTATTCAGAATTAGTAAAGAGATTTAAATAATGGCAATAGAGCTTGGTAAAGTAAATGTAACCGATTTAAAAGAAAACGATTATAAAGTACTCGGAATTGGGATTAATAAAACATCTAATTCAGGCGGTATTTTTGCGGTTAATTATACAACTTTAACACAAGCAAAAGATAATCTAATAAATCTAATAATGACCAGAAAAGGAGAAAGAACTATGAATCCTAATTTTGGTTGTGATATATGGAATTTATTGTTTGAACAAATTGATGATAATTCTTTGAATATTAAAATTGAAAATAGTATAATGGATGCTGTTAAAACATGGATTCCATATATTAGAATAGAAGAAATTATATTTGATTATAGTGATACCGATATTGATACAAATAGGATATCATTGGATATAAAATTTTCTTTATCATCAAATACATCATTAACAGAACAAATAGTATTGAATATACAGAATTAATAATATATTATGGCAATTAAATCGGTAAAGAAAAGTTGGGGAAATAGTAAAAATGTAAACTATTTGGGAAAAGATTTTGATGCTTTGAAGCAGAATCTTATTGATTTTACAAAAACATATTTTCCGAATCAATATTCTGATTTTAATGATGCATCACCTGGAATGGTATTTTTAGAACAGGCAGCTGTTATTGGTGATATGTTATCATTTTATCAAGATACACAATTAAAAGAATCAATGTTGGCAAATGCAACCGAAAGAAAGAATGTCGTTGCATTGGCACAATCTATGGGATATAAGCCAAAAGTAACAACACCAGCGGTAACAACATTAACGGTTTACCAAATAGTTCTTGCAAAAAGTAGTACACCATATTCACCCGATGAAGCTTATTATTTAAGAATTAAAGATGGGATGGAAGTTGTATCTACAACAAATTCAAATATAATTTTTAGAACAACAGAAGTTATTGATTTTGCAAATTCAGGAAGTAGAGAAATCGATGTATTTGCAAGAAGTGCAGAAGGTATTCCTACACAATATCTTATTACAAAAAAAGTTCAAGCGATATCTGCGACAGAAGTTTCAGTTGATAGGAGTTTTAATGATGTAATGGATTATCCAACTACAACGTTGACCGATACTAATATTATACAAATAACATCCGTAACCGATTCCGATAATCAAAAGTACTATGAGGTTCCATATTTAGCCCAAGAAACAATATTTGTAGAGCAAGCAAATAATTTAGTAAATAATAATTCATCAGATATTTCATCAGATGTTCCTTATATTTTAGAAGTACAAAAAGTTCCAAGAAGATTTTCAGTAAAAGTAAATTCAGATAATACTATGGATTTACAATTCGGAAACGGAAACGTTGGTGGAAGTGATGAGATAATTTTACCAAATCCAAAAAATGTTGGATTGGGTTTAGCTAACTCTGTTCAAAGATTAAATCAAAATATAGACCCATCCAATTTTTTAAAAACAAATACATTGGGGATTGCACCAATTGATACAACATTGACTATAAAATATTTAGTAGGAGGCGGAGTAGAATCAAATGTAAATCAAGGTGATTTAACAACAATAAGAAGAATAGAATTTGAAGAAGATTTGACATCTATTCCAGTAATTCAAATAGATTCATATAATACTATAAAACAATCAGTTGCGGTTACAAATGAAGAACCGGCAGTGGGTGGTAGAAGTAGTGAATCAATAGAAGAAATTAGACAAAATGCTTTGGCAACATTTGGTTCTCAAAATAGAGCAGTAACTAGACAAGATTACATTGTGAGAGCATTATCTATGCCTGAAAGATATGGTAGTGTTGCAAAAGTATATGTTAGTTCAGATGGTGAAATAGATAATAATTCTCCATCTTCGATTTTGGCATCACCACAAAATATTAATGAATTTGTTAATTTAGTTGATGAATTAAAAAATAGTTCTAGACAAGATATACAAAAAGAATTAGTAAAATATCTTACTCAAAAGAAAACTGCAATAAGTGAGGTAAACAATCCATTTGCAATCAACATGTATATTTTGGGTTATGATGTTAATAAAAATTTGACTGTATTAAACAAAAGTGTAAAACAAAATTTAAAAACTTATTTAGGTGAATATAGAATGCTTACAGATGGTGTGAATATTATAGATGGTTTTGTTGTAAACATTGGTGTTGATTTTGATGTGATTGTTTATTCAAACTATAACAAAAGAGAAGTCCTTGCAAATTGTTTAACCGAATTACAATCATATTTTAATATAGATAATTGGACATTCAATAAACCAATAAACATTTCAGAAATTGAATTGATATTAGCAAATGTAGAAGGGGTTATGAGTGTACCATCCGTTAAAATTACAAACTTATGTGGTGGGGATGGAAATTATTCACCAAATAGATATAATATAGATGCAGCAACTAAAGGTAAGATTGTCTATCCTTCTTTAGACCCATCAATATTTGAAGTTAAATATCCAAACAAAGACATTAAAGGGAGGGCAGTATAATGCATATATTTTACACATCATCATATGACGCAAGTGTATATCTACAACAACCTGAACAAAATGCAGGTAGGGATGAGATATTAGAAGTAGGTAAACTTTACTACGGAGGAGTAAAGGATATTGCTAGAACTTTTATTAAGTTTGATGTTTCTAATTTGGAAACCGGTAGTAATTGGAAAGCTTATCTTAATCTTAAATCGGCAAATTCTGAAGAAATTCCATTGGAGTATACAATATATGCAAATGCAGTTTCTCAAAGTTGGACAATGGGAACTGGTACAAAATTCGATAATATAACTTCGGATGGTATTAGTTGGAAATATAGAGATGGAATTAATACATGGCAAGATAATGTAATAGGTGGAACCGCTGTGTTTACTCCAGGAACCACAGGTTCAGCAAATGCGGAAGGAGGTACGTGGTATACAGGTAGTGAAGCATCTCAATCATTTAATAACGAACCAGATGATATTAGAATGGATGTTACGGATATTGTAAATCTTTGGTTAAGTGGTTCTTTATCAAATAATGGTTTTGTTATTAACCACAGTTTAAATGCAGAAAATGATTCTTTAGATTATGGTGTTCTTAAGTTTTTCTCAAAGGAAACAAACACAATATATCAACCAAAACTGGAAATAGTTTGGGATGATAGTGTTTTTAATACAGGCTCACTTTCACCAATAACAGGTTCAAATAATTCAGATGTGTTGGAAAACTCAAAAATAATTGTAACAAATTTACAAAAAGAATATTTTAATAATACAAAAACAAAAGTAAGAGTTAAGGGTAGAGATTTATATCCATCAAAATCTTTTGGAACTACTTTTGA